GCTCGCTGCGCTCGACTTCACCCGCGACGCGCGGGTCGAGGACGAGATCATCGCCGCGTTCGAGAAGGTGCTGCGCGACCGGATCTGGTCCATGCCGCGCGAGGTGCTCCAGGCAGTCGAGCAGGGCCGCGACCAGCTCCTCTGGGACGCCCTCCTGGCGGCCGGGCTCTCCATGACCCAGGCAGAGGCGGTCGTCCATGCGGGGACGCTGGAGGCCAATCTCGGCCCGCTCAGGGCTGCTGCGGTGCAGGACATCGCCACCCTGATGGCTGGGCGGGTGCTCACCCGGCTCCCGGAGGTGCGCAATGCCACGAGAGCCTGGGTCAGAGCGACGAGAAGCCCCATTTCCGGCCCAAACACGCCTCCAAGCTCTGATGGCGTGGCTGCGGCCCGCAAGTCCTTAGAAACGATCCTCGGCAGCCGTGACGTGCGGCGCTGGCTGGCGTTTGCGGTCGACCAGTGGGGCTACCGCTGGTTCACCATCTGGAACGTCCTCGACGACCTGGAGACCGGCGCCATGTGGTTCCAGGCTGTGGCGGTGCGCGACGGGCGCACGACGCCGTTCTGCCGGTGGGTCCACGGGCGGCTGATCTCGGCGGAGAAGATCCGCGACCAGATCAGCAACCACGTGCGCGCCTCGATGCGCGGGGACATTGACGCAAGCATGGCGAATTGGCCGTTGCTCTCGTCGGAGACGGCGCGCACCGAAGGTGCTGCTGCCGATGCTACGTTCGGTGCTGCGTTCCGTGGTGTCGCTCTGCCGCCCTACCATGGTAGGTGCCGGACGACCGTCAGGCCCGTCCAGCTCTAGCGTTCGTAGCCGCCCGTCACGTAGAACGTGCCGGACTCTCCGGTTGCGAGCGATACAGCGAGGTCCGCGTTCGCCACGTGGCATATGGGCGAGTCGCCCTCGATCACCAGGACCACGGTCACAGTGTCGTGCGCCGGGATCGTGTGGTAGCTCGCGCCGTTGTTGTAGTGCACGAGCACCTTCAACGCCGAGGCCGACGGGTTGGTCAGGTTGAGCGTCACGCGGTGGTATTGCGCTCGCGTCGGATTTGCGGCCGGGACTTGGTGGATGATCTCGACGGCGGGAGTGACGGCGGTGACGGTGATCGCGCGCCCGTGCAGGGACTTGCTCAGTGCGCGGAAGGAGGGATTGGGGCGTGACATTATAGTAAGTATACCACCTACGGCTCGATCACGTCGCCCCAGATCCGCGAGTAAGCGAGCCCGAACTCCGGGCCGTGATCGTCGACGGTGTCGTGGTCCTGCTGCCATGCAAGGCAGTGCGCCCACTCGTGCACGAGCACGACCCAAGTCGCCTCCCACGAGAGGCGATGGTCGAGCGTGATGCTGAAGTGCGTCGGCAACCCGGCCTCGTTGTGGTGCAGGGTCGTATACGCCATGCAGTCCGAGAGCTTGCGGCGACGGGTGCGCACTGGCACCAGCGGCGGGACCATCTCCCGAAGATCACGCAGCAGCTTTCGGTAGCTCTTGTGCTTTGACTTTTGCATGGGTCCAGGTCCGGTAGCCTTTGATGTCGTTGTAGAGGAAGAGGATGCCCCAGCCCCACACGCATGTGAGCCCGAGGATGAAACCCAGGACGGTCCAGCCAAGGTCGCCGATGAAACGACAAACCCAACCCCAGGTTGATTTTCGTGTGAGGAGGAACTGCCCCGCGAAGAGCATCGCGTAGAACACGTGGCCGAGTGCGTCGACCATTAGATCGTCAGCATCTCGGCGATCTGGTCGCGCTCGGAGTCACGGATCTTCCACACGCGGCCACGGAACGTGGCGATGTTCTCGCCGACGATGATCGGCTCGTTGTGCACGTGGCCGGTCTCCATGTCGATGGTGGTGTAGAGCGCGCCGCAGGTCCACCCGGTCGCCTCGGAGGGACCGTGGATGTAGCCCGAGGCCACTGCGCGAGGGTGCGCCATGCACGGCGTCTGGTGCCACGTGACGACGCCAGTGGCGTAGCTGCCGATGCTGATCTCCTCGCGCGAGTGGAGGTGGCCGTTCGTGCCGTTGGTCATGAACACGCGAGCGTGCTTGGCCGGGGCGTTCGCACCGCAAAGCCACCCGTGCACCCACGTGTAGAGCATGCGGCCATCGGGGTGGAACAACGTCTCCCAGTTCTGCGAGATGTCGCGGTCGCGCTGCTTCGCGGAGAGGAAGAGGAAGTTGCTGCGGCACACGAGGCCGATCTTGTATTTGTCCAGCTCGAAGTTCTCGGCGAACGACATGCTGTCGAGCGACGCGAACATCGGCCCCTTGTCGGCGAGTGCGATCACGAGGCGGATGTCGTGGTTGCCCATCAGGAACTTGATGTCCGCGTTAGGGTTGTTCTTGCGCAGTGGCTTGAACACCTCGTTCTTCGCCCAGTTGATCTCGTCCTGCACGGTCATCGGGAAGTGACCAGGGAAGTGGCGGTGCGTGGAGAGCGACGGGAAGTCGACGAGGTCGCCGTTGATGCGCACGCCGTCAGGCTTCTCGTCCTTGTTGATGTCGTTGCAGACGCGCAGCGCGAACGGGTTGCAGAAGGCCGAGTGGAGATCGCTCATGGTGAGGAACGACAGCCGCTTCTTCTTCATGTTCAGCCGGTCGTGCGCACCGTCCCACGGCTTCACGTGCTGGTCGGCGTAGCGTGCAAGATCCTGAGCGCGTGCGCTCTTCGAGATGTTGCGCTTGACGGTCTTCGTGTGCAGGGTCTCGGACAGCCCAGCCTGCCGCACGAACTCGGCCCACATCCCGAAGATGAAGTCGACCAGCGAGGTGCTGTAGTGCCCGAGCATCCGGTAGCGGTCGCGCTTCGGGACGCCCGGCCCGAAGACCTCGCGAGGGAGCGCGGCGATGCGCTTCAGATCGTCGCACAGGAGCTTCTTGACCTGCCCCGCCATGCCTGGGTCGTCCTTCAGCTCACGCAGCAGCGTCTTGTTTGCGGCGCGTGACGCCTTGGCGGCCTTGACGGCTTCGCCCAGCATTTGTTCCTTCTCGGCGGCTGGATCGGTGACAGGGTCGGGGGACGGTGACTTGGATGGTTTCTTACGGCTCATGGAGGAAGTCTAGCGCACTTTTCGCTGGGAGGTCGGATTCTTTCTCGCAACCTGCGAATCAGTGCAAGCTGACTGGTAAAACGCCATCACGAAGGCGTCTGCACGGTCAGGCGATGCCATCTTGGTGCGCTTCATGTAGTCCTTCTTCGGCTCGACCATCAGCAGACCGTCCTTCGTGATCTGGTAGCGGCGCTGACATAGCTGCTCGTGCAGGATCGGGTCGTCCGGGATTTTCGCTTTTCTCGTTTTGAGAATCCGCGCGGCCTGGAACCAAGCCTCGGTCATCCGGTCCTTGTAGATCAGCGGCTTGCTCGGCTTGTTCTGCGAGTGGAACGGCAGGAACTCCTTGCCCGCCTCCTCGAAGAGGTGCATGACGCCCTGGCCGATGCCGCCCGCATCGAACACGTAGGTGCATGAGTGGTTGAACCACTGCGCCTGGACCTGCTGCTTGAAGCACCACCGGATGGCGTGCGCCGGTTCGAAGTCGTAGGTCTTCGACCACTTCCGCCACTCGACGATGCACGCGCCGCTGCGCCGGTAGGCGACGGTCTCGTCACCGCCCTGGCGCGCGAGGTCGATGCCCCATTGTCTCTGCGGGTAGAGGAACTCGGCGGCGACCTTCACCGGCGTGTCGACGCAGGCGTAGACATCGTCCGGGTTGAAGATTGATGTGGGGTCGGTGGCCGGGAACTCGCCCAGCACACGCACGCGGAAGAAGTCCGAGTCGATGCCGAACTCTCGCGCGTGCTCGATGATCTTCTTCGGGCTGACGATCGGCGATTCCTCGGCGTTCAGCGTGATGCAGTGCCAGTCGCTCCGCATCGTGCTGAAGCATTTGAAGAACGCGCCCTCGCGAGTGTTCGGGTTGCCGATCATCAGGATGGTGCCTTCCTCGGCGTCGTCCTGCCACTCGCTCTTGACGTTCGAGACGGTGCCCTTGAGCGCCTCGGTGATCTCGTCCGACACACCGGAGGCTTCCTCGACGATCGCGTTCAGGCGCTTGTTGTGCTGCCCCTGGAAGCTCGTGTCGCCGGTCGCCGTGATGAGTTCGCAGCGCCAGTCTGGGAAGATCGGGTGGTTGTGCTTCTTGCCGCCGAAGAACACGCGCGACGCCGTGACGATGATGAACTTCTTCAGGAGCGGGTGGGCGCTGCCCATGCGGACGCGCACCTCCGACAGCCACACGTCGCGGCACTGCTTCATCGAGGGCGCGGTCACGATCGTGCGCACGTCGATGTCCTGGAGCTGCCACCACAGACCGATGATGGAAGACACGCAGGTCTTGCCCGGTCCCTGCCCCGACTTCACGGCGAGACGGCGATGCCCCGCCTGCGCAGCGTCGAGCACGACGCGCTGCTGCGGCGTCGGGTTGAAGCGCATCCAGTAGCACAGCTCGTAGATGTCGTCGGTGATCGCAGGCAGTAGCTCGGCCCACGTGATCGACGCCCATGTCTTGTTCAGCCGCTTGAGCAGTGCAGACTGCAACGGCACGAGCTTCACGTCGAGACGCTTCTCGTAGAGGTGTCGCGCATACTGCTCGACGGTCAGGCCCATGCCCACGTCAAGCTCTGCGTGATCTGGCTGATACCAGCTTGCCCAGGGCTCAGTCATCGCCGTTTACGATGACGACCGAGAGCGAGTCCGAGTCGTCGGCATCGTCCAGGGCCTCTTCGATTACCTCGCGGTTGGTCCACTCGAAGTCGCCGAAGATCATGTCGGCCTCGGGCGCGGCATCGGTCGACTCCCAGTAGTCCTCGTGCATCGGACCGTCGTAGCGCAAGACCCATGCGCCGTTGACGCAGCGGATGCCGGTGCGGCCGGTCACCATGAAGTCGCGCTTGATCTCGGCTACGGCGTGGTTCAGCACAAGGCACGTGTGCTGATGCCATCCTTCGGCGATGCTCGGGCGCCCGCCGACGAGGATGCTATTGCAGCCCTGCGTGACGGCTCGCCAGATGGCGATGCCGACGGTGAGCGTGGCGATGTCCTCTTCGCCGTCCTTGCCGTCCCAGACGAGGCCGATGCGGCGCTCGTCCTCGGCGCAGATCAGCTTCATGAGGCGAGCCTTGGAGCGAGGTGCGAGGACCATCTGCAACACCTCCTGCATGAAAGACGCAGGCTCATTCGCGTATGACTCCCATCCGGTTTTCTTCCGCATGGCGATCACATCTTCCCCTTGACCAACCACACCCCGAGAGCGACGATCGCGCTGCCGATGGTAGCGGTGATCTTCACGAAGAGGCTCTGCCGCTGCTCGACCTTG